TGGAGAAAGTATCTCTACACCAACTCACGTTACATCTTTGGTGGTTCTGCACCAGTTGGTATTACCACAATCGCATTCAGCGACAATGGTGTTGCACAAAACGAACTTGATCTTGACAGTGGTTGGGACCAAGATGCAGATGGCGTAAACTTTGCTGGATCTGGTGTTTTCACTGCATCACTTGCAGGTGGTAAAAACTACGGTGGCAAATCAACTCTTACTGAAGCTGGATCACTTTACTCTGGTGCTGATGATATCATCAGTGGACTTGGTAAGTTTGATAACACTGAAGAGTATGAAGTAGACTTCATCCTTATGGGTTCAGGAAACTGGGATAAGGATACTGCACAAGGTATTGCACAGAAAGCAATCGCTGTTGCAGAAGCAAGACAAGATGCTGTTGCATTCATCTCCCCATACAGAGGTGCATTCCTTTCGGATAACTCCGTTGGAACAGTAACAGTTAATGATATTGATACAATCACTACTAACGTGGTTTCATACTATGCTTCACTTTCATCTACAACTTATGGTGTATTTGATAGTGGTTACAAGTATATGTACGACCGCTTCAATGATACTTTCCGTTATGTTCCTCTCAATGGAGACATCGCTGGTACTTGTGCTAGAACAGATCTTCAACAGTTCCCCTGGTTCTCACCTGCTGGAACTTCAAGAGGTTCGATTCTCAATGCTGTAAAACTGGCATATAATCCAGGCAGAAAGCAAAGAGACGTTCTGTACTCAAATAGAGTCAACCCAGTTATCTTCTCCCCTGGAGCAGGAATCATCCTCTTCGGTGATAAGACTGGATTCGGCAAGTCTTCCGCATTCGATAGAATCAACGTTCGCCGTTTGTTCATCTATCTGGAAGATGCAATCTCTGCTGCCGCTAAGGACTTCCTCTTCGAGTTCAACGATGAGATCACAAGAACTAACTTCGTGAACATTGTTGAACCATTCCTCCGCGATGTTCAATCCAAGAGAGGTATCTTTGATTATGTTGTTATTTGTGATGAAACAAATAACACTCCTGAAATTATCGATGCCAACGAGTTTGTTGCAGACATCTACATCAAACCCGCAAGATCGATCAACTTCATCGGTCTGACCTTCATCGCCACCAGAACTGGTGTTGCATTTGAAGAAGTAATCGGCTCCGTTTAATTCAATTAGAGGTTAACTCAAATGCCATCTAGACAACAGATTAATCCACCCCCATTAAGGAAGATTACCGACTTCAAGAGTAAGTTAACGGGTGGTGGCGCTCGCGCCAATCTCTTTGAAGTCGTTCTTCAGTTCCCTGATGCAGCAGCACCAGACTCCGTAGTTCTTGAGAAATCAAGATTCTTGGTCAAAGGTGCTAATATGCCTGCATCGAACGTTGCCCCAATCGAAGTTCCCTTCAGGGGCAGGGTTCTGAAAATTGCAGGTGATCGCACCTTCGATTCCTGGACTATCACAGTTATCAACGATACTGACTTTGCTATTCGTTCTGCTTTCGAGCGTTGGATGAATACAATCAACCGCGTATCTGATAACACTGGATTGGTTGATCCAGCAACGTACCAGGCAGACGCATACGTCTATCAGTTAGATCGCGACGGTTCTACTCTGAGATCCTATCGCTTCTATGATGTATTCCCAACCCAGGTTGCACCAATCGAACTCTCTTATGACGCTGGAAATGCGATCCAAGAGTTCACTGTTGAACTTCAAGTTCTCTATTGGGAAGCAACTAAGGGCACTGGCGCTAATGCTGGCGGTGAAGACATCAACTAAATAGAAGAAGGAAATAGACACTTTAACTTATTATGGCCAAACTTTTTGGTTTTAAAATTGACGGCAACCAAAATAAGTCACCTTCGGTTATCTCCCCCGTTCCTGAAACTAATCAGGACGGGGTTGATAATTATGTTTCTAGTGGATTTTATGGGTCGTTTATCGACATCGAAGGTGTTTATAAGTCAGAGCATGATTTAATAAAAAGATATAGAGAAATGTCACTTCATCCTGAAGCGGATGGAGCAATTGAAGACGTTGTAAATGAAGCAATCGTTAGTGATTTGTATGACTCTCCAGTAGAGATTGAGTTATCAAATCTGAACGTAAGCGAACCTCTCAAGATTAGAATTAGAGAGGAATTCAAGTATTTAAAAGAGATCTTAGATTTCGATAGAAAAGCACACGAAATCTTTAGAAATTGGTATATTGATGGAAGAGTATATTACCTGAAAGTCATTGATATGGCAAATCCCCAAGCAGGGATTCAAGAATTGAGATATATTGATCCTCTCAAGATGAAGTATATTCGTCAAGAGAAGAAGAAAGGAAATAAGTATGATATTGGAGCAGTAAGAGTCAATGGTGGTTCAAAAGAACCAATTGATCAGTATAAAGGTCCAGAGTTTGAAGAGTATTTTCAATATACTCCATCACCAAACTATCCAACAACAACGATGGGTAGAGGTGCAACAAAGTCAATCAAACTTGCAAAAGACTCTGTAACTTATTGCACTTCTGGACTGGTAGATAGAAACAAGAATACAGTTCTTTCATATCTTCACAAGGCAATCAAGTCACTCAATCAACTTCGTATGATTGAAGACTCTCTGGTTATCTACAGATTGTCCAGAGCACCAGAACGTCGTATTTTCTATATCGATGTTGGCAATCTTCCAAAAGTAAAAGCAGAGCAATACCTCAAAGAGGTTATGTCTCGCTATAGAAATAAACTTGCATACAATGCCCAGACTGGAGAAATCCGTGATGATCGCAAGTTTATGTCTATGATGGAAGACTTCTGGTTACCACGTAGAGAAGGTGGTCGTGGAACTGAGATCACCACCCTGCCTGGTGGACAGA